CTGCCGTAGGATTACCCTCTTCATCTTTCACTGGAACATTGATAAGTTCGTTCTTCGTTCCTCGCAGGTAACTCCAAGTGTCTTTATATACCACCCATTCAGGCGCAGGCAGTTGGATATTGATTTCCTCGCCTGTGTCCTTGTCCTTTAAAACCTGCTTATATCCGAACATTACAAATTCGTGTTCGCTCTTGGCGTCCAAGTTTATCACTCGGATAAATCGGTTAAATTGTGGTAGTTTCGGATGCGCTTCCATTGGTAATTCTGCAAGATAAAGTGGTGTGTTTTCTACTTCATCTAAAATCCCCTGCACCTGTTTTGGTATCATCAAGTTTTCGTTCATATTATATTGTTTTATTGAATGTTATAGCTTATATCTTTAATCACGAAGTCAGCAAGTCCTAAACTTGAGAATAGCGTTACAAAATGGATATATTTATCTGTGTTTTGCGCTGCGAAAGTGGTCATATGCATTACTCCTGTGTTTCTCATTATGGTAAAAAGCGTAATCAACCCTCCTTCTTTTATCAAGTAAACATCAGCAAATCCATCTGTTTCGTTGATTACTGTCTGAGATGAAACTCTATTGTTAGTGACTATGGTCTCTCTTGACCAAGCATCTTTAATTATTAAGTCATTAGCTAAATCTGACCTTGGCGACACATCGAGTGTGTCAGAGAAATGAATAGCACCAAAAGATCTGTCATTACGAAATACTTGTGGACTGTTGTAAATTCTAAACTTAAAAACCCAGTTTCTATCCGTAGGTAACTCTTTGTTTATCCCAATAGAATAAAGTCCCTCTCCTTCATGTGATGCCATATAAGCATTGTTTCTAAATTCAGCAGGGAAAGCATTAGACCTAATTCCAGCAATCATTCCATTACTCAAAGTAAAAGGCGTAGGCAGTTGGTAGTTTCTATTTATCAGAGCTTGTGGAAACTTGCTTCTATCTAATGTTCTTACAACCAAGTCAGATGCAGGCACAGTGGTAAATCCTATATCTTCCAGCTGTTTTATCTTCGTTATGGTGTTCTTTATATCTTGGGAATATTGATTATTCGCTGGTGCTACTGCATTGATATTAGCCAAAACATTCTTTACATTGACATTGATGGTCGCAGGAACATTGAATGTAGTAACGACTTTCGCTCCGCCTGAAAACCCTATCTGTTTTGTTTTAGGATTATACATAATGTAGCCATTGAAAGCTTTGTCGTTTACTTTGTCTTCTATATCGTAAGCTTTGCTGAATAACTTGTTCAGTAGGAATTGCTCCACCTTGCCATCGGCATCTTGAACAAGAAATCTGTCAAAACTATCATCAGCCGACTTATCAGTAAGCCCCTTGATAGAGTAGTAGAAACCTGCCGTATCGATGAACCAATTAGCGCCAAGAGTAAGCCCTGCACCATTTACCGAAGTGAGTGAGCTGTTTGCTACATTGCTGCCAAGACCAGTAACTTGCATTTTCTTTGTTCCGCCAGCATCATTAGTTATCACTACATATTTGTAATCAGCATCGGTGTTGGTAATCGTTTCCGTAGCCTTTGCATAGGCGTTACCTGCCACACCATTTTTGTCAATCGTAGCGATGTTATCAGGAAGTGTTACATTACCACCACCTCCTGTGGCTACTACTTCCTCCCACGCTCCATTCTTACGAGCATACTGCTTATTATCACTCGGTGCATCAGAGAGTGTTTTTAACTTGGTGTTCCAAGCCTGTATATTCTCTGGTGTAAGGTTTCCTGCTGTTAAATCAGCCTTTAAATTCAAATCCGTAAGGTCTGCTTTTTCGTTCAGTTTTTCTGTGACCTCGTTGTTTTCAAGTTTGCTATCATTTAACTGGGTAAGAATAGAAGCAATCCTTTGACAAGTATTCCCCCCTGTGGCTGTTTCTCGCCTTACTTTCTCAATATCTACTTGTACTATCTCGTTTCTCATCGTGTTTTATTTAGAAAATATTTCATACTCATTTAGCAGAACATTCAGCCCACTGGCATTCTTCACATTGGTAAAGGACATTTTCCCACTCATTGCAAAGTCTGAGCGGTCTATCTTTTCCAAGGCCGTTCTTTGTGTGCCGTCGATGAAAAACTGGTTATTCGTGGCGTGAACCTGAATAAAGTTCAAGATGTTGCCATCTCCTCCGCTCAAAAACTCATAACTTACCACTTCATCGATGTAACTATCTTTGACTTTCAGTGTAGAATTACCGCCTATTCTGTTGTTGGAAATCTCTGCTTCCACTCGTATATCGCCAAGGCAGTATGCCGGCAGATTGGTCACAATCCACGCTCCCTCTTCATCAAATTCAAACAAATTTCTGTTGTAAGAGTGTTTTGTCGCCACTCTTATAAACTTTCGCCCTTGTGCATCGGTAGAGTCCAAAAACCACACACAATTAGAGTAATATTCTGTTCTTTCAGTGATAATATCCACTATTTCCAGTCTACCAGTTAAGGGCTTATCAGACTGAAAGGTTACATACTTTAAATAACCCTCTTTTTCAAAAACCGAACTCTCTAACTCTGTTCTGTTTGTTCCACTAACCAAGAACACCTTGTAATCGCCAATAGGCAGTGTGTTGCCGTACATAGGCAAGACAAAGCGATGTTTTACGCCTAATTCCAACGGATATGGATTTCTTTCCCCAAAATATTGCGTATTCTGTGGATTGGTCATATCTTGCAACTCATCAAGAGTCTTATAGAACCGAACAGGGCTGTGATACCAGAATAATTGCATTTACTTTAATTTGCTCAAAGTTACGATATTATATTTATTTAGACTAAATAAAAATAAGATAAAAAAGCAACGAAACATAGGAGATTATTCCTAACTTTTTGTTATCTTGCATTGAATTAAAAAACCATTAAAAATGAATAGAATATTTACCTTTACCTTATTTATCGCTTTCAGCATATTTTCAATCGTTTCGTGTAGCAGAAATTCTGACACAGAAGAAGTAGAAGTTATCGAAAACTATGTTCATGACCAAATCGTAGGAACTTATGATGTCCATTATGTTTCAGAGTCAGGACAAAAATCTGCCGTCCCTGTTGGAACATATTACATTACAATTAGAAAGGATAATGTTTTTACTTGGAAAACACAAAAAGGAACATTCACTGAAACAGCAACAAAAACAGCAACAGAAAATTATCCACATGTTTTTAGTAATAAACGCACCAGAGTGGATTTGACGCAGATAGTATACAGAGGTAGCGACTACATAGAAATAACAATAATAGACAAAGCAGGACTTGGCAGAGGAGGAGTTTACTACTGCACCAAAAGAAGATAAAAAAATAAAACACCTTTAATTAGGTGTTTTATTATTCCCATAAGCAGGGATGCTCGGAGGTTAGATACCATTCTAATTCTCCTTTTTCGTTATAAAAGCCTCGCTCGTGGGCTATATCGTTAGGGTTTTCGCCCTTTGGCACATAAGCCACCACAAGACCTTTATCATCAAAGATATGATAGATAAACAAGCGCCCGTCTTCGTTAAACTCACGAAGCCTCGCACACTCGCTCTTGGTTATCGGTTTGCTGCAATTACACGCCATTGTTTATAATTTCCAATATTTTTTTCCTTATTTCGGGCTTGTTGTCCAACTGAAACTGATAGCCTTGCTCCTCGGTTACCCCCAAGTGCCTTTTTCCAAGCCTCTCGTGTAGCCACTTTGCCTTTTCGTTCTGCAAATCATTCTTGAAGAAGATAACGGCAGGATGAACGATAACATCTACAAAACTCTGATATTGTCCAGTCACTCGCAAATCCCAAAAACCCCTATTATTTGGGTTAATAGAGGTTTTGAAATGTGCATATTCAGGGTCTTTATAGGAGGGCATATCATTGCCCTCGCTATCTTTCCCTTCCATAAGGTTTTTCTTATTTAAATTTATCAGCTCCTTTTTCCTTTTTTCCATTGTCGTCCGCATTATCTCTGGCAACATTCTCTTCGCTGCCTGAATGCGCTTCAGCAATGTTATCGGATTGATTAGTTTCTCGCTCATTTCTAAATAAAGGTTTCAATCTTTTCTCTACATCTTCCTCGTTAAGAGTAGGGTATATCCCCATGATGTATTCCTTGGCTTCTTTCTTACTCTTGAAATTTTCCATGTTTCCAAAAGTATAAGCCCCAATTTTCAGTTCCATTATACTACGGTTTTTTTGTCACTTTCTCCTATATAATAGTTCGTATCAAGATCAATAATCCTTAATCCATTATCAGAAGTGATAAATCTCACTTTCTTACCAGTAGCAAGCGCCGAGTGAGTAAGAGTGTATTCCTGTGCTGATGCGTCGTATGCAACATTCGTGATGTTACCAATTACACCATCTTCCTCAATCTTCCATTTTCCAGCATCCGTAAGTCCTGAAACATTAGCATTTGAGTACGCCTCTGTTACTTTCACTTTGGTAGTCGTAGCCGTGTTTGTAAGCACACCAGTAGAAACTGCCAATTTGATGACTGGGTTAATCTCGTTGAATGAAAACTCATCACTTTCAAAAACATTTTCAGATTTCTGCCAATAAATCATAGCATCAGGTAAGATGTCCACTTCCAAAGTAGAACCTGATACCTCCGAAGTAGTTTTTAACTTCTTAACTCCCACGAACAATTTACAAGCAAAGCCCATCAGCTTACCATTTGCTTTAATCGCAAAAAGCGCAGAGCCATCTTCGAAGATTGGCACAAAGCTGTAATTGTCGCTGTTGTCCAATTTTGCCAATTCATTTTGGAACGAAGAACCTTTATCAAAAGTAAATCTGTATCCTTTTGTCCCAGGGATTGAACGGCTTCTCTCTTTTCTTACAGATGTGTTGTAATCTGCCTCTTGGTCGTTATCTTCCACATTGAAGAAAGATATCTTACCAATGAATTTATCCTCTTGGATAATCTTATCCAACGCTGTCTTGTTGAAAGTCGCAGGGTCTATTTCCACTCTTCTGTCAAGAAGTGCAAACCCTGTAACCAATTTCTCTCCGCAAAATGCACCTCCAAGTCGTGCTATCATCTCTGCTGAACCGCAGAAGCTTTGTTTTAACATAAGTTTTTAAATTTTAAAAGATTGAACATTCACACATTCATTGTCTATATTCAGACTAATATCCAGCACTATTGCATCCCATATGTCAGGCGTAGTGGTCGTTTGGCTTCCTCTCTTGTTTCCGTAGTCCCTCTCTCTACTTGCTAATTCTGAAATATCATTGAAAGGCAGTGAAATAAATGAATAGTTATCCTCCTCAAAAGATACTCCGCTGGTCCTTCTTATCTTATCCAAGAAAGAGCCTAATAAAGGCAGTAGCACCTCCTTAAAGGTAGATTTAAACCTATCCTTGTAAAAGGCATGTTCCGAACCCAGAGTAATGAAGAAAAACCTCATGCCTTTGAGTTTGGTTTTTTGTCCCTTTACATCATGAACTACGCTGTATCCTGTTTGCAGCCAAATGACAGGGTATTTCTGTTTCTTGCTTTGAAGTAATTTCCAAAGTTCAAACAAATCCGCCTCGCCATAGTTAGCCGTGTATTCTTTGCCTTTGAAACTCACTTTAAAGGCATCCTCAAACATGCTATACAGCAGTAAATTGTGGTTTATCATCATAGCCCAAATTCATTTGTTATTTCTCCTCCGAATTTCAGATAATTAGCATCAAACAGAGGATAGTCCTCTACATTATCCAAAAGATACCTCACAAGCGAAACATAGCCACTTGTAGGCTGAAAACCGCGGTAGTCTATCCCTCTTCCTAAATTCCAATAAGGGTTTCCCTCCAATGTCAATCCGCTTCTATCGCTCCTTACTTCTCCGTATAACTGATAAATGAAATCGTTATATATCCTCGCCACTTTAGGAGAGATGCTTACCGCGGTGCCTACTTTTGTATCTATCTTCGTTTGCCCGAACATTGTCGTTTGGGTTACATTGTGCATATTATAGACTACATAGACTATATATGCCAGTAGTGACTCCTTTTGTTTTTCTTGAATTAAACCTTTCCAAACCAAAGTTTCCTCCCTGCCGTTAGTCTCACTGGTGTAGGTCTTGCCGTGTAGCAAGTCCTTATAATTTTGTGGCAGATTGGTAGAATCCTCCTCGTATTTAGTCTTGAAATCAAGCCACATTTTAATACCAAAACTGAAAGACAAAACTTCTTCCTCTACCTTGTCAATCAATTCATCTAAATTCACCGCAGCGGTGTTTTCATCAGGATTTGGCTCATTCAGGTTAGGAATAAGCAAATCGCCTTTAAAATATGTTTTGTCTATCAGCATTTAGTATCTATTTTTCAGCTTGTTCTGTGTCTTTACCTTCTTCTACATTTGCAGGTTTTTTACCTTTACTTTCTTTGTCTGTTGGCTCAAAAAGTTCAGCTTCTAAACCAGCCTGTATTACAGTCTCATCCAAGATGTCTAAAACTGCTCCTTTCTTATGGTCGCCCCATTCTCTTAACAATTTTACTTCCATATCTGTCTATGCTTTTGTAATTGCTGTTTTGATTGTAGCAATATCATCGTAGATGAACGCTTTCTCATCAAGTTTTTTCACGAACGCGTGGAATCTTGATTCTCCCAAGATTACGAATTGGTTTTTGATGAAATCATCATTTATCCAGCCAATTCTCACAGTGTAAGAAAGGTAGTCAGTGATGTTGTACTTGCTAAGGTCTCCCACGAAGATTTTACCTTGTGGAATAGACTCATCAGACTTGATAACCATTCCACCGATTACCACTGTGTTGAATAGTGATGCTGTTGGATACAATGGTCTTCCCTCATTGTCTTTTGCTGCTACTAATTCCAAGTAGAAATCCACTGGATTTACAAGCACCAAGTTTGCCATGTATGGAGTTTCATCCTCAAAGTTGTGAGTAGTAGCGATGTCCGTTACTGCTGCGTTCACTACATCCATAAAGTTAGGCTTTGTAACTTTCAGCGCCATGCTGTTCGCTACGAATGCACGACCATATTTTGTTGCACCTTTTGGATTTTCTCCTGCACCATCACCGAACAAGATAGCCTTGTTTTTGAATAGGTCGTGTTTCTTTTTCAAGTAGTCTTTTGCTACGCCCTCCAATCCTTTGATGTCATAAACAGACTCTTCTGTTAGATGCATCCAAGCAGCGATTTTCTTTGGCTTCGCAAACTCTGTTGAAACCTTGAAGTCAATCTGTGGTTTTTTGTTCCCTTCTGCCACAAACTCGTAGTTTCCATCCTTTGGAACTACCTCTGTATAAGCGTATACAGGCTGTGAAGTAGGCAATACAGACACGAAATTCTCAATGTCCATTCCACGAAGATTAACATTAGAAACAGGCGCGATTTGTGTTCCCAAGATGTTTGGAGTTGTTCCCAATGTTACAGCACCAGTAGTGATTGGAGCTACTTGTTTGAACTCAATCTCCACCACACCTGATTTAGACTCATAAGCCTTTTTAATCGCCTCATGGTTTCTTTTTATCACTTCTATTAAAGCTTCTTCTGTAAGACCTCCTTGTGTAGCTTTGATTTCTTCCACAATTCTCAACACATTGTCAATAGACTGCTGTGTTTCTTTCTCTTTTTCAGAGATAGTAGTTTCAAGCCCAGTTTTTAGGGTTTCCAATTCTTTTTCTCTTTGGCTTGTTTCAAAAGCCTCTTTGTCAGCAAAGTATTTTTCTTTTTCCTCGTCTGACATCTTCGCAATTTCTGTTAATGATTTCTTTTTAAAATTCATTTGTAAATTTTTAAAGGGTTACTAAATAATTTTCAATCACACTTTTAGGAGTGGAATTATCCGAGTCCTCTTTTGCAGTAGAAGTGTCAGCGACGGGTTCTACAAATATCGTTGGAGTGGCGAAGTTGCTGCCTTTGACCACAGCACTTCCCTCTATTATCTTTTGTTCTGTTACAGCCCAGAAGTAGCCGTATTCATCTACATCTTCCTTGTTTACAATATCATTGTAATACTTGTCCCAAACAGCCTTTTCTTCTTTATCCCATTCAGCATCTGAATTGATAGCGAGTTCCAGCTGTATGTATTGAAGCCCTGCCGAATGTTCCTTTACATATCCTTTGGCATATTGTCCGAACATATAAGGGTTTCTGTCCTTTCTTAGTGTAGCATAGAATACCAAACACTCTGTTTCTCCCAAGTAATTAAAGCCCAAGTCTTTCCAGTTGAATTTTTCTACTCTTACTTCCACTTCATCACTGATGATATTTTCAAAGCTCATCTTGTGTTCTTTCAGCAGGTAGATATTCTTGGAGTTTTTGGCTGTTCTGTTCCAGCTTCCGTTGATGGAAACATCTCCGTGGGAATCATAGATGTTGGTAGAGTTGATAACTGCCTTTACCCTGATAGTGTTTATCTCTTCAGGTGACACCTCTGTCGTTTTAATCGTTTCGCCCTTTTCATTTATGGCAAAAGAAAACGCAAAAGGGTCTGACAACTTTGTCGCCATTTTCTTTTGTGAAATAAGGAAGTTCTTATTCTCTTTTAAGAATTTAAACATATCCTCTTTTGTTTCGAATGTTCTGTTAGGAATCTCTTTTGCTCTTATCATCATTTCTTCACGATTTGTTTTTTCTCTAAAATCTTTTTTTTGTCTTTTAGACTTTGTTCCAGTGCTGGACTGGACTTGGAGCCTTTCAGTTTTTGCTCTATTTTTTCTATTTCTTTTTTCATCATTCGTTATTTATAAAATCCTCAAAACCTCTTTCTTTGACAAACTGCTCAAAGTCGTTGCTTACGCCTAATTCTTGCGCCTTTTCAAACGCTCCTAAAAGCGATACCAACGCTTCTGCTTTGAATTTAAAGCCCTCGTTTTTGAGTTTGGTTTTAATAGCGATTACACTTGGCAGGTGGTCGTATGTTCCAATCAGCCTTGTTCCTCGCTCTTTGAAGTATTTAGGCGATTTGTTCGTAAGTTCTTGAAGCCAGTTGTCTGTGATAGTTTTCACATTGCCTAAAATGAATTTAGCCTCTGCAAACTGCTGATTTTCATAGGTGCTTCCACCGAAAAAGTCTTTTGGTATCAAGTATCTGTTTCGGATGTTTTCCTTGGCATTTTCCTGCATCTCTATGGTTTGCAGTTTCTTATTGTCCCTTGTAAGGTCTAATCTTTCCAGTGTTTCATTCGTAGCGATAACATCGCCAGCCTTACCCATTCCTGCGCCATATCTTCCTCTTCCGTTGAGTTTGCTCTCTATATCGTTCTTTTGGTCTCCACTCAATGGCGCAATTCCTGCCCCCGTTGCCTTTCTGCTGATAATAGTATTCACAGGATTAGAAGTAAGAAAGCACATCATATCCTCACTATTAAGGATAGTCTGAATAGAGTAGAGGATAGAAGAAATCCTTGAAACAGGATTGAAAAACATGTTCTTTGCCCCATCTCCTCTGTAATTCTTCCTTGCTATGGTATCGTAGAAAAAAGCCAACTCGTGCAGTTCTCTTGTTCTCTGCACACCATCAGCAAGAGTTTCTACCACTTTTAAAGTCTTTATTTTATCCCTTGTAAGCGTATAAGGGTCTTTTATCTCTGGAAACTTGATATTGTTAAACTCCAAGTTGTAAAGCGATGGACTTGCCCTTAAATTGCCGTTTTTAAAGAAATTGCCGTATTGAATAGACATCCCAGTAGTGAGCAGATTAACCACCATTTCTTTGATGAAATCGGTCTGGTTTTGAAACTCGTTCGGCTCGTTGAGAAATTTCAGATACTCGGAATTATCCACAGCTTCGCCTTTGTCATCTACTTCTTGGATTCTCACTTGTGAAGCAAAATCTGCATATAGATTGATGCAGTCGGACAGGAAAGTGCCATCAATATAGTAAGCCTTATAATCTTCCTTTGGCGAAAAATAAGTTTTCCCTATACCCAAGAACGATAACACGCCCATACGCTCGGTTTCGTAGTTATAGGAGTGTGTGCCATTGCTCAACCTTGCATAGATAGGCGCAACACTACTGCCCATAAACGCAGACTTAAAAGCCGATATTCCGTTGTCTATTCTCGTTAAAATTCCCACAGCAACATTCTTTTGACAAATATAATATATTATTCTTATTTAGACTAAATAAAAATAAGTAAATTTGTGAGGATAATAAAACATGTATGAAACTATACAAAGATTCCAAGGAACTGCCACTATTCAACTATGAAAGAATAACAGAAACAGGAGATTATAACTACATGATAAAAGGATATGATGGCGAGGAATTGGAAGAAGACAAAGAGCAACAGGAGATGCTGAAAAGTAAGTTTAACGACATCATCCGAGAGTATAGCATATCCATTAACGCCAAGACCAACGACCTGCTGATGTTGGGAAGTGCAGAGATTGCGAAGATTAACTTTATCAAATTCACCACACTGCTGGCAATCGTGGAAATGAAAGAAAGACAGAATGCTTTAAGGCAAGAAATGGGACTGCCTGAACATTGGGAGGATATGAAAGAAGCCCTTGCACAAATCAAAATCCGTAAGAGTGACAACCTGCAAGAGCAAAAGAAATACATAGAGGAAAGAATAGCAATGTGGCAGACCAACCTTGATAAGGCAATGCAGAACATTGAGAACAACAAGAAAGAAGCACAGGACAAAGAGCCAGCCAACATCAACGATGCTATTGTGAGCATTGAGATGATTTTGGAGCGAACGATAGACCTAAACAAGACCAGCCTATACCGATTTGGGAAGATGCAGGAAATGGCGATAAAGAAAGTAGAATTACATAACAAAAAATAAAACCTTATGAGTGATAAATTAGCCGTAATCCAGACAAAGGAAACTTTAGAAGAATTAGACAAATTGGAAGCAGGAGTGAACGACTTGATTCAGTCTTTCACTAAACTAAACACTGCCGTAGACCAGACCAACACCAAACTGAACAGAGGAACGCCAAAAGAGACCATCGAGGGAATAAAAGACTTGGACGGCTATTCCAAAGAGTATATGCGAACGCTCAAAGATATGGCGACCATAGAGCAGAAAACACAGCAGATAAGACTGACCAATGCAAGAATAACCACCGAACAGGTGCGAGCAGCAAAGGAGTTAGCAAACCAGCAGAATGCCGAAGCACGAGCGAAGAAACAAACCTTATCCTTGCAGGAGAAACAGAATAAAGTCTTATCCGAAAGCCAAAGTTACTACAAGAGATTTGCAAGGGAGGTTTTAGATGCCAAGAACAAAGCGAAAGACTTGGCAGCACAAATGCAGTTATTAGAGCATGATTTTAAAGAAGGTAAGATAGGGGTTTCTGATTACGAAAAAACCTTGTCCAAACTATCCAAAGAATTTACAGAAGCCAAACTCAAAGCTGTAGGATTAGACTCAGCGCTGAAAAAGATAGACAAAAGTGTGGGCGACAATCAGCGTAATGTCGGAAACTATCAATCAGCACTCAACGGAATGGGTAGTGGCTTTGGTGGAATGATGAGCCGTGCTGGTTCTATCGCTGGGGGTATCATTATGGCAGATGGCGCAAGAATGCTTGGCGATATTGCTACTCAATCTTATGAGACTATCCAGCAACTCAACTCGGTAAACTATGCAATGAAAGAAGTCTTCCGAACAGAAGAAGAAGTGGGCTATCAAAAGCAGTTTTTATCAAAAGCAGCAGAACAATATGGATTAGAACTTATCAGCCTTACGGATTCTTATACTAAATTCAGTGCAGCAGCAAAAGACACTACTTTAGAGGGAGAAAAGGCTATGGATGTGTTCAAAGCCTTTGCTGGCGCTGGTGCTAAAATGGGACTTCCTGCCGAACAGATACAGGGTATATACACAGCCTTGGAACAAATGGTATCCAAAGGGAATATCCAAGCCGAGGAATTAAGAGGACAATTAGGGGAAAGGTTGCCTGGGGCGATGAAAATTTTTGCTCGTTCTATGGGAGTGACTGAATCTGAATTAGATGATATGCTGAAAAAAGGTCAGGTGGTTGCTGCTGAAGTGTTGCCAAAGGTAGCCGAAGAGCTGAAAAATATGTATGGATTAGATACCGCCGAAAGAATAGAAACCCTTGCTGGCGCACAGAACAGACTCAAAAACCAATGGACAGAGTTTTTAAGTACTCTCGCCTCCAATAAAGACTTTATCGGTGCTATTGCTGATGTTCTTGAAATTGCCAGAGGTCTATTAGAGGAGTTTCTCGATTTAGCCATTACAGGAGGAGCAGATGGCGTGAGTATAATGGGCGAACTGAAAGAAGCATTTGAGGCAGTGGGCGATGTGATTAACGCCCTTACAGGAGGACTATTTGACAACGGCAAGGGCTGGGATTTGGTTAATTTGGTAACTAACCAAGTAAAAACCAACCTTGTCGCGATTAGCACTGTTATTAAACTTGTTATCAAGGGTATAGAATATTTCGTGAAGTCTATCAAAGATGCCATATTCGGAACGGAGGATGCTATCAAGATGCTGGGAGATTTTGGTTCTATCATTGACAGCACGAAAGAGAAACTATCAAGTCTGCACAAAGAAAATACTGCAATCCTCTCAGGAGATGAGAAAACACTACAAAACCTTAAAAACCAAAAGAAATTAGAAAACGAACTTCTTGAAGCAAGGAAGAAAGGGCAGAGATATTTTGTTCATAACAATATCTGGAGAGATGCAAATGCATTAGGAATGTCTACAAACAAGAGAGCCAGCGAATACATCTATAAGGATGGCAAACTTGTTCCAAGAAGCAGTGTGAAAGTAGTAGCCCCACCAAAGGTAGAAAAGGAAAAAGCGAAGAAAAAGAAAAAGACACCAAAAGGCAGGGTAAAGAAAGATAAAACACAGGAGCAGTTAGACAAAGAGGCTTTTGATAAGGCTCGTAAAGACTTGGATTTTGAGCATAACAAACTATTGGAGAAATTCCGAAGACAGCGAGTAGAGGCTCAAAATGAACTTACAGGTTATGACCTACTCGTAAAGGAAATAGAGATAGATGGTCTTGTAATCAAAGAAAAGGATACATACTACACCAAACTGCTTGACCTTGCCAAAAAATACAAGCAGGAGCAGAGAGAGATAGAGGTGCAGAAATCCAAAGACCTATTCGATGAAAACGAAAGTCAGCAGGATAAGATGAGGAAACTCAACCAAGCACTATTGGAGAAGAACCAAAAGGAAATAGAGTATATCAAACTTCTTGGTCAAGAAACTGCCGAATATAAGAAGCAGATGATAATGAACGACAAGAATATATCCTACAAGGATAAGCAGTATTTCTTGGAGTTATTAGAATACGACACCACCATAGCAGTCAATAAGAGAGAGAAAGAGAAACTACAACTACTCAAAGAGCAGTTGGAAGCAAAAAGGGCGCTTCTACAAGAGCAAGGCAAAGACCTTAACGAAGATGAAAAAGTCCAACTCGCACAGACTGACTTGCAGATAACACAGCTGGACACTTCTATAATGGAAAACGAGAAGAACAAAGCCAACAAGATGTTCTTGCGTATCGTGGAGGGATTGGAACCACTCAAAAACTTGGTAGAGCAGAATTTAGCGGATTTAGGATTAGATGCCGTAAGTAAGCAGTTTTCTGACCTATACAGCAAGATATTACAGCAAGGTAAGGACTTCTCTATGTCTTTCGCTGACTATATGAACATGGCTACTGCACTAATCAGTGACTTTGCAGGGAAAGCAATATCATCAGGTAAGGAGCGAACGATTGCTGAACTTGATGAGGAATTGGAACGCTCGAAGATGATAACAGACACGGAACTTGGCTTTATTGACAAAAGACTTGATGCGCTTAATGGCTTGTCTGAACTTACCGAGGAACAAATCGCCGAGCGTAACGCCTTGGAAGATGAGGCAATGGTAATCAAGGAACAGCAGATGCAGAAAGAGAAACTGATACAATCACAAAAGGCAAGAGCTGAACAAAGGGCACAGGCACAACAGGCACTGATGAACGGAGCATTAGGAGCAACACAGTCTATCGCTCAATTAGGTGTTCCTGCTGGTCTCGTTCCTGCTGGAATTGCACTTGCATTTGGTGCGCTACAAGCAGGGCTGATTATGAGTAAAAACCCAGTGCCTCAATATTTTGTCGGAACGAAAAACGCACCACAAGGCTGGGCGTGGACAGATGAACGAGGCGCAGAAATCCATACCGACAAGCACGGAAACATTAAGGATTTGGGAAGTGACAAAGGTGCAAGGCTGAAATTCTTGGAGCAGGGAGACCGAATTTATACAGCATCGGAAACTCGCAAGATATTAGAGAATATCAAGACACCTGCGCTGGATGAGGTTCTACTATCCAATGGTATTGTTAAGAATATCCAAGTGCCGATGAATATCAACACACCAGCAATAGACTACGACAAGTTAGCGACTAAAATAGGCGAACAGCAAGACCGAGTAATGAGGAAGTATGATAAGACCAGCGTATTTGAATTAAACGGCTACATATACACCCAAAAAGGCGGACAAATACCAGTGGCAGTAAGTAGGGTAAAGAAAAACAAAAACATCATTAAAATAAAGGGAAATGAAAGGGATTAAGAATATACAATACCAAAGCGGAATTGGGCAGGTTTTCCGATTAGAAGTATTATCAGGGAAATTTGCAGGAATACACGAGATACAAGAGCCTGATGGCTTTGATGCCTTGGATATCAGCATTGATGTAAACGAGGAATACTACAACATTGATAACTTCATCCTTGGCGAAACTTCCAAGATAAAGATACTGGAATACAACGATAAGGAAGCCTTTAACATCATCAAAGGCGTATATGATGAGCAGGGAGGCGATGGGCAGATTATATTCAAATGGTATGTTGTCCATAATGGCGTGGGAAAGGATATTTTAGGCAACGGCTTTGAAATAAACCTAAACAAATACCAGCTTAACTACGAAAGCAGCCAACGAGTGATAGAGTGCGAAATCAAGAAGAG